ATAACACCAGGTGTCGAGTACGCTTTCGAGTTAAAGTACGGCGCAGGAATTAGTAAAGTCCTACGTGATCACGAACGGCAGACCGAGATTTATTACTTGGCGCATGAGTGCTTACGTAGGGCTAACGTTACTGTACCTGTATTTGGTGTCGAGTTTATTGACAGCTTAGAAACTGTCGAGGTATTAGACGAACCAAAAAAATAGCACAGCGTAATTCAACTCTTTACTCTATCGCTGCTTTAAGTGTAGAGACTGGAATTGCGCCTAGTGAGTTTATTAACATGGACTTAGAAATGTTTTCAGCAATTATTCAGGTCTTAAACGATAGAGCTAAGGAGATCAAAAATGCCAGTAAACGTAACAGGCGTTAAACAACTCATAGCTGCTATGGATGCTGTAGACAAGAATCTTAACAAACAAATGCAGGCCGAGATTAAAGCCGTAATGATCCCGATAAGGGATAAGGCTAAAAGTTACATGCCGGCTAACGATGATGTGTTATCTGGCTGGAATAAGATCAATGTTACAGCTGAGCAAAACTATCGTGCATTCCCATTTTACAATCAAGATATAGCACGTAACGGTATTTATTATTCTAAAGGCTCAACTAAGGCTAATAAATCAGGATTCTCAATGATTAACTTTATAGCCAATAGATCTGCTTCCGGTGCAATCTTTGAAACAGCAGGACGTAAACAAGCCGGTAAACAAGGCGAATCATTAAACCCTGATGCTGGTATTCAGTTTAATCAATCTGCACAAAACCTAAGTCAATTAAAAGGATCTGGCATGGAACGTGGTCGAGCAATCTATCGTGCATGGTATGAAGATCAAGGTAAAGTATATGGCGCAGTATTAGAAGCCATTACTAAAACAGCCAATGCTTTTAATTCTGGTAAATTGAATAAGGCAGCATAATGGCAAAACCTCCATCATTAGTCGCCGCAGCCTTAGCCACTTGGAATGGTAAAGCATTAACTAAAGGCAAGAAAGATATATCATCATTTGACAAGAGTGTTAAAAGTCTAGGCCGTACCTTTGGCACAGTATTTGGTGCAGCAGCTTTGGTATCATTTTCTAAGAAAGCAATCAAGGCTTTTGCAGATGATCAAGCTGCAGCTAAACGTTTAGAGGTACAGTTAAAGAATACTGGCTTTGCTTTTGCAACTCCCTATGTAGAAGGTTACATTGCTAATCTACAGAAACTAACTGGCGTATTAGATGATGATTTAAGACCAGCATTTCAATCTTTGCTCACAGCTACCTCATCAATCACTTTAAGCCAAGAAGCGTTAAATGTCGCTTTAGATACATCTGCTGCAACCGGTAAATCATTAGGAGAAGTTACTAGCGCAATAGTTAAAGGTTATAACGGACAGACTAAGAGTTTAAGAACTCTAGGAGTTGCTCTATCTAAGAATGCATTAAAAACTGGCAACATGGAATTGGCATTGAAGGAATTACAAAAAGCATACTCAGGACAAGCTGCTGCAAGATTGACAACTTATGCAGGCAAAATAGATTTATTAAAAGTAGCTGCTGCCGATGCTACAGAGATAATTGGTAAAGGTCTAGTAGATGCTTTGACTACTTTAGGTAAAGATAAGTCAATAGAAAATGCTGCAGATTCTATGAATAGTTTTGCTTTGGCCATTGCCGATACAGTTAAAGGCTTAGGTTTATTAGTAGGAGAAGTTAAGAAGTTTGCAGAGACTGATATAGGCAAACTATTAGCAGGTTTAGCATTCCTCGTGTTTGGATCAAAGAAGTTACTTATCGGTGGCGCACTGGCTTTAATTGCTAATGATATTGGCAGAAGCAACCCAAGCGCACAACCTAACGTAGGTGGCTATTCAGGCATACCATCTGTGCAAGAAAGAATTAGAAAGCAAGAGTTTGATGCACGTAAGAAGTTAATAGATGCATTGAAGGCAGAAGAAGCATTAAAGAAGTTAAAAGACAAATATGATGTAGAACGCATAGGTTTGATGGCTGCTCTCGCTGCTGCTACCGATGAAGAAACAAAATTAAGAATTGCAGAGAAGCTAGCAATCTTAGATGGTAATGCTGCTATGGCTGAAAAGTATTTATTACAAGATGCTGAAAATAAAGCAATAGTAACCGTGACTGATTCTTTAATTATACTAGCAGGTGCAGCAATGGATTCAGCAGCTAAGTTTGCACAGATCAATCCTTTTGCCGGCACTATGTTTGGCGAGACAGGCAGAAGTCCATCCTCAGGTTCAGTGTCTCCATCAACTTCATTTCCATCAATATCACCAACATTATATTCAGGTACTTCACAGGTTACTAATCCGTTTGCTGGAACATACTACGGCGAGACTGGTAGAGATCCAATGCCAATAAAAATAACTATAGACACAGCACAAAGTGGCGATAGGTTTGCTCAACTAATAGCAGAAAGTATCCAAGTTGCTAACCGCAGTGGATATAGCACTAGCGCAGCAGGGCAATTACCATAATGGCAGTACCAGTAATAAATGCAATAATTAACTTTAGTACAGGACCAGGTTTTGCACAAAGTTTTATTTTAGGATCAGGAATAATAGGTACTAATGTTTTTGCAGATTCAACAGCTGTAATCGTAGATGTATCAAATCAAGTTAATCGTATTGAGACTAACCGTGGCCGTACTGCATTATCAGATCAATTTCAAACAGGCTCACTTACTTTACGCCTTACCGATCAAAATGGCGACTTTAATCCTCAAAACGTAAGTGGACCATATTACAATTTATTAACACCTATGAAAAAGGTGCAGATTACTGCAACATATGGAAATGTTACCTATCCTATATTTTCAGGATTCATTACAAGTTACGTAACTACATATCCAAGTGAATCAGATGACAGTGTAGCAATAACAACAATACAAGCTATAGATGCTTTTAGATTAGCTCAGATAGCACAGATCAGTACAGTTACAGATTCTAGTGCTGGACAATTATCAGGCACACGTATTGACAAAATATTAAATCAAATTGGTTGGCCTGCAACTATGCGTGATGTGGATGCAGGTCTCACTACTATGCAGGCAGACCCGGGAACTAACCGAACAGCTTTAGCAGCTCTCACTACTGTTGCGACTTCGGAGTATGGTGCTTTATACGTAAATGCTGCTGGCTCGTTTGTATTTCAAGATAGATCTGTAACCGTTGGATCTATTGGTGGCACACCTACAGTATTTGCAGATAACGGCACAGGCATAATTTATTTTGATGCAAGTTGGATACTAAATGATGTACTTATATTTAATAAAGCCACTATTACTAGGACTGGTGGCAGCGCACAGGTAGCATCTAATCAAGCCAGTATAGACAAATACTTCTTACATAGTTATTTTCAAGACAACCTACTTATGCAGACCGATGCAGTAGCCCTAGATTATGCTCAGGCTTATGTGGCTAGTAGAGCTGAGACCACGATCCGATGTGATGCTATTGTCCTAGACCTATACACGCCTAACTATGATACAGGCGTAGTTGCAGCCCTAAATTTGGATTTCTTTGACCCTATAACCATTATTACTACACAGCCAGGTGGATCTTTACTAGAAAAAACGCTACAGATTTTTGGTGTACGCATGAACATAACACCGAATAGTTGGAAAACAACCTTTACAACACTAGAACCTGTCATAGATGGGTTTATAATAGGCAACGTAGATTACGGTGTCTTAGGACAAAACGTACTATCTTATTAAGGAGATAAAATGGCACAAAATCTGCCGGCAGTAACCGGAGATGTTTTAACTGCAACAACTTTTAACGGGTTAGTTACCTTTACAATAGGTGCTGCCAACACAGTAGATTACACAGCTGTATTAGCAGATCAATATCAAGTATTACAGTTAATGAATAAAGCAACAGCTGTAGCATTTAAAATACCAACAGATGCTTCTGTGGCATTTCCAGTAGGTACTGCAATAACTATATTAAATATTGGCGCAGGTACTTGCACAATTAGCGCAGTAACACCAGGCACTACAACAGTATTAAGTGCTGGCGCAACTGCAGCATCTCCAACTCTTGCACAATATAAATCTGCAGTATGTATTAAGCAATCTGCAAATGCCTGGTATGTAGTAGGGGCTATTGCATAATGTTGGGTAACATAATTGCTGGGGTCACAGGTATACCTATACCTCCAACATTTACTGTTGAATATTTAGTTATTGCTGGAGCTGGTGGCGGTAGCACTAATGGCGGTGGCGGTGGCGGTGCAGGTGGTTATAGGACTTCAACTTTAACTACTACAACTAAAGGAACTAATTTCACTACAACTGTGGGCGCAGGTGGTGCAACTGATACACAAGGTAATAATTCAGTATTCAGTACATTTACAAGTGACGGTGGTGGTAAAGGCACGCAAACTACTGGTGCTAATGGTGGTTCAGGTGGCGGTGCTGGTAACGTAGGTGGCCCTGCAGCAAACGGTGGTACTGCTACAAGTGGTCAAGGTAATAATGGTGGTAATAATTTTGGTACTTCAATAGGTGGCCCTGGCGGTGGTGGTGGATCTAGTAGTGCAGGTAGTAATGGAACTGGATCTACAGGTGGAAATGGTGGTAATGGATCAGCATCTAGTATCACTGGTACATCTGTAACTAGAGCCGGTGGTGGTGGTGGTGGTGGCTTTACACCATCTCCATATTTTGTAACTGCAGGTTCAGGTGGCACAGGCGGTGGCGGTGCAGGCAATGGTGCATTTGCTGGTGCAGGTACTGCAGGTACTGCAAACACAGGTAGTGGTGGCGGTGGCGGTGGCGGTGCAAGTGGCACAGGCGGTGCAGGCGGCAGCGGTATTGTAATATTAAGATATTTAACAGCTGATGCAACAATTACTATTGGTGCTGGATTAACTGGCACTACTGCAACTGATGGCAGTTACAAAGTTACTACACTTACTGCTGGCACTGGAAATGTGAGTTGGGCATAATGGCACATTACGCATTCTTAGATGAAAACAATATTGTTACAGAAGTTATAACAGGTATTGATGAAACAGAAACTATTGAAGGATTAGATACTGAAACATGGTATGGAAATTTTAGAGGTCTAAGCTGTAAGCGTACTTCTTATAATGGCAATATTAGATATAACTATGCAGGCATTGGTTATAAATATGATGAAGTTAATGATGCATTTATAGCACCTAAACCTAACTGTGGTCATCCTCAATTAAAACTGAATACAAAAGTTTATCGCTGGGAGTGTAATAACACAGATCACGATATGAAACTATGAAACCATGGTTATGTTTTGCTGGTGTGCAGTTGAGAGATCAGATTGATACCTGGTACTCGGATCGTCGCTCTACCTCTGATGGGTGGCTGGGTGATGCTCGTCATGCCACCAGAAAATCAGATCACAATCCAGATGCACAATGGTGTGTTAGAGCCATTGATGTTGATTCTCGCTTGGATTCATCCGAAGGGATGTCAATATATTTGGCTGACCAGATCAGAATCTGTGCAAAGACCGATAAGCGCATATCTTACGTAATCCATAATGGCATGATTGCAAGCAAGATACTTAATTTTAAGTGGAGAAAATACTCAGGATTCAATAAGCAC